CGCTCTGCCAATGCTTCTTCAACTACCAACCCGGGTACGGCATCAGTCAGTGCCAGGGCCGCGAGTTCCATCGCCTGCCGTGCAGACGCGCTGGCTATGCCACGCCTTCGATACCGGGATCGATGGGCGTGGTGGGTTGCCACGTCAGTCCTCCGTCCCCTGCTGACCAGCAGCACGGCAGGCATTGCGCTCGAGGCGGTAGCAGAGCCTGCGCACGTCGCGCGACAGGTCTTGGATTCGATCAGCCTCGGGGATGGTCAAGCGCTGGTCTGCCAGCGCGTCGATACCTGCACCGGCCAGCGCACCTGTCAGCTTGTGCAGCTCCAGCAGCTTTGCCTGGATCGCGGCCAGCTCGTTAGGCCAGCCGCCCTCGGGCGGCGGCGGGACGTAGTCGACCATCAGATCGTACTGGCCTGCGAGCGAGCACACCCAGTCGGTGGCAATGTCCTGCGTCACCACGAACTGCTGCAGGTAGTCGGTCAGGATCTCGGCCATCTCCATGGAGATAGACTCGCCATCGATGCCCCGCAGTTTCTTGCGCAGCGTTTCGGTCGAGATCGACCTTCCTCTGCGCTTGCTGATGTGGGCCGCGGCATCCTGCAGACCACCCGGGGCGCGGGCCACGGCGCTGTGCAGCGCGTCTCGCCAGTACAGGTCAGAGCGTAGACAGGTCATGCTTCCCCCTGAAACGCGGCACCGTTCATCGTGGGAAGTCGGGCAGCGGCCGGCGCAACATTGGCGCCATGGCAGAGATCATCAGCTTTCCGCAGCGCATGCACTTCACTGCTCTCCGCACCTATGACGCCGCATCCGGCATCGGTGGCGTGGTGGCGGTACTGTTCGCCCCTGTACGCCAGGCTCGTGCATCCAGAGCGCTTCATGCCGTCTTAGCCGGCCAGATGTCGGGGCGGATCGCAGCAAGGGCCAACGGCTCGCACCCGAGCTCGCCACCGATCTCGACCGATGCCTCCTGAATCTTTCTCGCCAAGGCCGGGCTGGGCTTCTTTTTCCTCCATCCGGTCGCGCACTGCCACAGGTAACCCTCAGAACTGCCGGTCAGGGCAGCGAGGCGCCGCTTACGTTCGGGATCCGAAATGAAGGTGAGTAGGTCCATAGGGCTAGTATTTAGCCCGCAGCTAAAGCCCATTGTCAAGCTGGTGGCGAAACAACAGTGTTTAGCTACTAGCTACGCTTCCCGGATGGACGCCATAACCGCCAGACACCGCAACCTTCAGGCCTTGGTTGCCACGCTCAAGCCGCAGCTCGGCACACAGAAGGCGATCGCCATCCATCTGGATATGGCGCCCTCTTACCTGAATCAGCTACTGGGCGGGAAGAAGCTCGGCGACGACGTCGCACGCAAGATCGAACGCGCAGCGGGGTTGTCACATGGCTGGTTGGATCAGCCCAGGTCTGAAGACGCCGCTGTCGATGCCGCTGCTGCTGGTTCTCAGGATCTGCGAATCGACCCTGAGATCATCGCCTCCGCGATCAGGCTCGTCAGGCTCACGTTCGCCAACCTTGGGATTGATGACTTCAGCAATGAAGAAGACGGTACGCCACTGGCATATGCCTACGAGTACCTCTATCACCGAGGCGAGGCCACGGTAACTCCAGACAACCTGATCGATTTCAGCAAGGCGCTTGCGCAAAGGCTCAGGGAGAAGGATGGAGAACCAGAAGAAGGAGCCCCCAGCCGCGGGGACGCTCGAGGCATTGGCGCAGGTGATCGCCCAGCGCGTCGCAAGGCGTGATGGACAGAAGCCCAAGCTGCGCGTGGTCGCAGCGCCGAAGCCATCAACCATCGATAGCGTGACGCGGGACAGCATCCTCCGGCGCATCCGGTGGCTGCGCGATCACTACAACCTGGGCTGTTTGATCGACCAGGCAACGTTCAACACGCCTGGCATCGACTGCCTGGAAAACGATGCGCTGGTGCAGCTGCATCGGGAAATGGAGGCTGCCAGGGAATGCTGCATGGAAGGCGTCCCCTTGGATGAAGCGGGCTTCATCAGGGACGTCTCCATACAAGACGCCTGACCTAGAGCCATGATCAGTGGGCGCACCTGGCGCCCACTCCTATCACTTACCACCGGCTGAGTACTTCTCCCGCGTGGCGCGCTCACGCTCACTGCGAGCATCACCGCATCGCCTTCTGGCCTCCGCCATCTGGCTGTCTGCCGAATGCCTATCCGCCGCCTGAGTCTGCTGCAGGCTTGCGATCTGCGCGCGCAATCCTGACGCATAAGTGGCGCCAGCAAGGTTGTTCCGTGCACCGGCCAGCTGCCTGTTGAGGGATGCAATCTGACGTGATGCATCCTGCCCGCGCGCGTTCACCGGGCCGTAGATCCTGTTCTGCTCCGAGGACAGGCAGTTCCGTTCGGCTATGCCTGCATCCGCAAGCTCTGTCGTCTGGTAAACGGCGGCACGATTGGCGGCCTCGCCGGCACTTTCCGTCGATGCCCGGTTTGACCGCAACTTCATGGGCGCAGCACCTGCGGAACAGGGATCTTGTGAGTAGACCGTCTCCCCGTTCGCCCCCTTGCACTTGAACACCTGCGCCGAAGCCCAAGGCGAGAACAGAAGTGCCACCCCCAACACCACAACCCTGCTGAACATTGCAGCCTCCCTGGCCCTGATATGCCTGGGAATTATCCGGGGTGTTCAGCCCGTTTCCAGCCCCAGCCAGCAAATTTAGCTGCCAGCTATTGCATTGAGAATTTAGCTGTGGGATAAATTGCTCCGCCGGCACCCCACCGGCGGGCGACCGGCGGGTCGCCAAGCGGACCAGGCCTCCCTCCCTGCCGCAGCCGCTCCCCACGGCAAATGACCCGCCGGCGCCCTCTCTTAACCAGGAGCGCGCAATGTCTCATCGCCACGCCGATCCGAGCCCAACCCTGCTGCCACTGCTGGCCGTCAAGGCCCTGCTGGCGCTGGCGGCCCGCGATCACAGCACAGCCCGGACCCTGTGGACCCGCAGCAAGGGCGAGCACAGCCGCAACCAGCTGCGCCGCTCGCGCCGCATGGGCGTGGCAAGCCTTCGCTTGGAAGCCTGTTCGCGTGACATGTCGGCCGAGGTGCGGGCGTGAGCCGCCGCCTCCGCATCACCTGGTTGGCCGTTGGGCTTCTGGCCGCCGTCGTCGTGCCGCTGCGCATCGCTGAGATTCGCAGCGCCCATGCCTACCACGATGCCGCGAAGGCCCGCTGGGCAGCCAGCAGCTCGGTGAGGGGCTGACCATGCGCCAGACCTCACGCCCGCTGCCTGCATCGGTTCCCTCCTGTGGCCACGGCCACCGGCCGCAGATCGTCACCACCAGCGGCGCGCCTACCGGGCATCGCCTGGGCACGGCCTGCCCCGACCTGGTGCACATCGAGTGCCACCGCTGCGGCATCGCTACCCGGCCCGTGCCGTACGACCGCGCCGCATTGGCCGAGCTGCGCTGGACCGACAGCACCTTGGCGCACTACCGAATTCCGATCTCCCACCTCGCCCGCCACCGCGGCGAAGTGTTGGCCGAACTCGCCTCAACCGCTCCTTCCACCTCCATCGCAGCCTGACCAGGAGACACGCCATGGCCGCCGCACTCAAGCCGAAAGAACGCGCCGCGCTGCTGGCAGCGCATGCCGCTTCGGACCACGCACTGCACCGCACCCGTGCGGGCTTCGCGCCCAAGAACCGACCGGAGAGGGTCTTCACCCGCCGCGTCATGAACTGGCTGGACGAGCGAGTGCTGGTGCGCTTCGACGATCCGGAGCTACCACGCACGGCGACCTTGACCGCCGCCGGCCTTGCCGCTGCCGAGGCCGAGATTGCCAAGGCCCGCGACCTGGCTCTCTCCGCATGAGCGCTGCAGCAACCCTTCCGGTCGAGCAGCAGTTCGCCACCGGCCACCAGGGCGAGTCGCTGGTGTTGATGGTGTGCCAAGGCTGGATCTGGGCCGGGCTGTACACCGCCGCGCCCCGCGAATCGCTCCTGCAGCTCGCCGCCAGCACCAGCCGGAGCGTGGGGGTATCGCACAACTCGCTGCGCCTGGGCGGCACGACCTTCCCCCTCAACCGTCTGGCCGCTCAGGCAGCACACCGCTGGCTCGACCGGCAGGGCGTGCGCGTCCGGTCGATCTCCCCCAACCACCGCGCTACGCGCAGCACAAAAGGAATCCATGCATGAGCCGCTCTGTCGTGATCTATGGGCCGCAACGCTGCGGAAAAACCGCCAACGCGCAGGAGCTGCGCGAACACTTCGGCATGAAGGACGTGCTGGACGACTGGGATGGGCACACCGCCTACCCGTTGGACGACACCTTGGTGCTGACCAACAACGCCGATGCCGTCGCGCATCAGTCGTCGCGCGTGCTGCACTTGGGCAGCGCGATGCGCCAGATGGTTGCTGGGGCGCGCGCATGAGTCCTCGCCCCCAGCACACCGGCCGCGCCGACCTGGTGCGCAAGGCCCTTGCGCAGTTCCCGCAGGGCGCAACTATTGAACAGCTGAGGACCATTGGCCGTGTCAACGAGTCGAGCCACGTTATCAGCCACACGCTGACCGGGCTTGCGCGTAGTGGCCAGGCTACCTGCGCGCGCTCCGGCCGCACCGGCATCTGGCGCCTTGCAGGCCACGTACAGCACGCCATCGCCCCGCTGCGCGCGGCCGAGCCCCGCGAGCGACGGACGTTCCGTGCCCTGGTCACGGCGCTGCCCGAGAACGGCCGTGCGAGTGATGCGTCAACCACCGTGCGGCACAAGGATTACGAGCGAGACCAGCTGGCCGAGGATCTGGCTGCGTTCCGCGCCAGCGGCGGGCGTATCGAGCAGCTGGGCACCACGCCGCTGCGCCCTACGTTGAGCCGCCATGCGGCGAACCACGGCGGCTACATGGATCGCCTCCCCGTGCAGAACGCGGACTGACTTCGATGAGCGCCCCTTCCACAGATCGCTCCACCGACGCTGCCACGGCCCGCAAAGTGCTTTACGCGACCGGCCCTGCACACCATGCGTTCGGACAGTCTCGCGCGGCTTACCACGTGCTGCCGCGCCGCACCCTGCAGTCGATGCCAGCGGAGTGGCAGGAACGCTACATCGGCCTCATTGCGGAGGCCAGAGCCTACCTGCCGGCGGACGCGTTCCCGCAGTACCAGGTGATCCGCCTGAACGATGGTCGATACGCGACCGATCCCCACCGCCGGTACCGCCGCGCAGG